AAATCCAAAAAAATCCACTACAACAAAATCCACAACAAAATCCTCAACAAAAACAAGCAAACATAGTTCTAGTTTAAAAAAAAACAGCACCATGAAAAAATCTAAAAGCTCTTAAAAATAACTAGTTAATTCGTCGCGCAATATATAATAATCTCATAATATATTAACAATGAAATTAGAATTACTAATATTTGGAATAACCGCATTTTTAGCTTACAATACTTATTATGACGGAAAATACACAAAAATGATAATGAAAAATAAAAAATATTTTCAAATAGCTTTTTTCGTATTTTTAGGTATTATCTTTTATCTCATGGTTAAACGCAATCCAGCAAGATGCAAAAACATCCTTCTTCACGCCAATAACGTTGTCAAATATATGCCTATTGATAAATCCTCCATGGATATGCTTAGTCCATTAATAGACTTTACAACGACATCTAGCAACTCAAGTTTTATGGGCAACTTAAATGAAGAAAACAACATGGGTGCGAGTATGGGGTCAATAAACGCAGAAAAACGCATTCTACAATCTGGTGGCAAAAGCACAAAACGTTCTGTAAGTGAAACAAAAAAGAAGTATGTAGCATCTAATCAAGGTTGGAAGTGTGGGGATTGCAACCAACAATTAAATGCCTGGTTTGAAGTTGATCACATCAAACGTCTAGAATACGGAGGAACTAATGAAGTTTCCAACTTGGTTGCTTTGTGCAGGGATTGTCACGGAAAAAAGACTGCCATGGAAAATATGTAATTCTACTTTGGGAAAGTGGAGCAAAATCTTGTTGGAGTTTTGCGACACTTTTCCCAAAAGTGTCTTTTGGAAAAGGAAAATATAATGTAATTATATTATTATATTATATTATGAGTATCCCAAAAGCTACAGCAATTCCTATAATAAACAATGCAACCCCATTAGACTCTGCAAAGAATTATGATTATGCAAAATTAAAGACCCCCCTCATATACGGAACCTTTTTTGCTGTCATGATCATACTTATGGGAGTTTCAATTGATTTAATATATTCAAAAAATTCTAGTTTGCCAGGAGCACCATCGTTAACGCAAGAACAAAGCAAAACAGCGATTACAATTGTCGCATTTGTTTCGGCATTTGTGTTAATTATTCTTCTAACAATACCACAATATAAAGAGTTCTTGATTTTTTTAGGCAAGTTAAAGTTTGTTTTACTTCTTGCAGGGTATATTATTGGGCTCATCATATTATATCAAACTGTTCCTAAAGGAATTATAGATGCATACTCGTTCTTATTCTTCCCAATAACCATGTTAATTGGCATTTACCTATTTTATTTAGCAATGGAAAAAGGAACCTTGTATGGGTTGGATTTAAATTATGAGAGAATTAAATATTCATTGATTTACTTTTGTTTACTTGTTTTTATATTATTATTTTACACTGTTGATCCAGGAGGTTATTTAAAAACTTATTTTGGTCCTTCGCTCATTGTTACAATCTTATTAGCCATTTTTGGATTCCTCTATTTGATAACATTGATGACGCTGCCTTCTGTAAAACAAGGAACGCCAACAAATCCATCTCCAGGAGGATTGTTTAAAGGACTTACCAAAATGAGTCTTTTTAGTGGAATCGCGTTCATTATTTTTTTAATTGTTATTGTTTCAGGCATTCTTGCTTATCCTGGTGGGTTCACAAATGGAACTGGTGCAGCAGGAAGTGATAAAACCAACAAGATTTCTCTCATTGTAATATTGCTAATAGTGATTTTTATTGCTTGGATTCTGTTTTTTGGAATACAATCCTTCTCAAAAATACCTTTTCGTGACAGTGATGGAGATATTAATTTGAGCTTATCTAATATCACAAATATTTCACGACAGGTTTTTATGCTTTTGTTTGGTCTCATTTTTTCAGGTTTACTTATTGGGTGGCTTGTCATGGGCGTTGAAGGTCTTTCAAGCAAGTCTGGTATAGTATCATTTATATTAAATGCCTTAATTGTAGTCACTATTTTGGGTCTAGTTTTTAAGCTTATTACTGGAGGAACTTACTACAAAAAGAGCGCATTTTTTAGATTAATCGTCAACGCACTTTTATACATTCCTTGCATTCTCGTCGGTTTGCTTGATACTATTATGAGCTTCTTAGGAATAGGTGTTAGTGCAGGCTCTGGAAAATCTGGATTAAGCGGATTGTGGTCTGGTTTATCTACTACAATAGAATCAACTAAAAATACGCCTGCCACATATTACGCTTTACTTGTTTTTATAATTTTTTTATATGTGATTTATTTTTTTCTAGGACAACAAATACAGACAAACGTTGCAAAACAAGGTGGAACCATATTAGTAAACAGTCCAGTATACACTAACTCAGAAAACTCAATCGGAACATATGATAATTTAAATGGAACAGATTCCAACGAAAATCTATACGATTATAATTATGCAATTTCATTTTGGGTTTATATAGACGCAGTTAGTCCAAATGTAACTTCATCATTAGACAAATACACTTCCTTATTAAATTATGGCGGAAAACCAAATGTTCTTTATAATGCAAGTGAGAATACTCTTATGATTACCTTATTAAACACCGGAGAACCAGCCATAGGTAGTGTTAGTCGCCTTAAAAACCCACAAGAACTAGATGCGAGTGGAAATATAATTATCTATAAAATGGAAAAAGTCTTATTGCAAAAATGGAATAACATAATAATAAATTACACTGGAGGCACTATAGATATTTTTTACAACGGCAAATTGGTAAAATCGGTTAATGAGGCGGTTCCACAAATGAGCAAAGACACATTGACGATTGGTGCAAACAAGGGAATAAGCGGTGGAATATGCAATGTAACCTATTTTAACTCAAGTATTAGTGCATCGCAAATATATTATTTGTATAACACAGTGAAAGACAAAAATCCTCCTGTGGCGAATCCATCCAAAGAATCAATCGCTAAGAACGTATTGGCAGGTGTTGGTGTAAAAGCAAATCCGCCGGTTATTACAATTCCAATTACAATTGATGTAAAATCGGAACCATCCAGCCAAGAAGCAAATCCTAATCCTTCTCCTGCAAAAGCTGATCCAAACAATCTTTACACAAACTACTTGTCATTTAAATGGTTTGCCACGGCAAATAATGACAACTATAATGGATAGTAAATTGGTTCGTTAAAACATTTATTGTCTGCAATAAATGTTTCCTATTTTAAGAAAAATTCTATTAGTATATTATATATCAATGGAGATTAAGAATATTCTTCTAGTAGTCATAATTATCGTCTTGTTATACATTGTTATTCGCTTTGCATTTTCAGATGTTAACACACTTACAAGCATGAACTCTGGAACAATGCTGCAAAAAATTACCGCTGGTAGTTTAGCAACAGGAACGGTCGCTAATTCTAGCAACTTTACTTATTCAATTTGGTTCTATATTAACGACTGGAACTACAAATATAGCGACGCAAAAATGTTGTATGGTCGCATAGGAACCGCGACAGACAATCAAAATGTCACAATTGACAGCATTAAGAATAGTTTGCCATGTCCTGCCGTTATTTTAGGCGCAATTGAAAACAATTTGTCTATTTTATTAACGTGTTTTCCTGGAACAACTCCAGCGTCAAGCGAAGACACAACTGCTTCAGATGGTTCTATTGTGCACACTTGCAATATTAGCAATGTTCCTATTCAAAAATGGGTAAATTTGCTTGTCAGTGTATATGGAAGAACTCTTGATGTATACCTTGATGGAAAATTAGTAAAAACCTGCGTATTGCCAGGTGTTGCCAAAATTAATTCAAATGCAGATGTTTACGTGACACCTGCAGGCGGATTCTCTGGATGGACTGCTAAATTTCAATATTATCCCAACTCAACTGACCCACAAACGGCTTGGAATATTTACCAAAAGGGATATGGTGCAAGTTGGTTGTCCAATATTTTTGGAAAATACCAAGTTAAGGTGGCTTTTACCGACAACGGAAATGAAACTGGTAGTTTTACAATTTAATTAGGTTTTTCTTATATATAATATATATATGGATAACGGTAGTTTTACAACACAAAGTACTGGAAGAGGAAGTGGAATAAAAGACTTTATGAATTCAAGCAGTTTAGTCGCCAGAATTGCGTTTTTGTTATTAGTTATTTTGGCATTTGTTATTATTCTTCAATTTTCCATGTCAATTCTTGCTAGATTTTTTGGTCCCAATAATTCTCCTAAAATAATAAATGGCATGGTTGATGCCAAACAAACAATAATTGTTCCACAAGATCCAAGTGCGTCTGATGCAAAACCCATTAATCGTTCTGTAAATGGACCAAATGGAATTGAATTTACTTGGTCGGTTTGGGTTTTCATAGACGATACACCTTCGTCTAAATACCGTCATATTTTCAGCAAGGGAAATGCAAATATTGTTCCAGAGACTGGATTAAACTTCCCAAATAATGCTCCTGGTTTATATATTTTGCCAAATACAAACGCATTAAATATTATCATGAATACTTTCAACGACATCAACGAGGAAGTTGTAATTAATGATATCCCTTTGAACAAGTGGGTAAACATTATAATTAGATGCAAAAACACTGCATTGGACGTTTATATTAACGGAACTATCACAAAAAGTATGGAATTAAGTGGCGTGCCTAAACAAAATTACGGAGATGTAAATATCGCATTAAACGGTGGTTTCTCCGGTTACATTTCTAATTTGTGGTATTACGATTACGCTCTTGGAACGGCAGCCATATACAATTTGGTTAAGAATGGTCCAAACACCAAGATGGTTGGGTCATCTGCCATGAGTTTGAAAAATCCCAATTATCTGTCAGTAAGATGGTTCTTTGCCGGCGCAGGCGATCAGTTCAACCCCATTGGAACAACGCCCTAATTGTTTTGAATTGTCTATGCATTGTTTGAATTAAATTTCCTTTTATTTTATATAATTGTATATAAAATAACATGTCTTGTTTTGGTTCAAATTACAATCCCAGACCACCAAGAGAATGGAGCCGATACGAAAATCCATGCGCCTATATAGACAATCCAGAGGACCCAAAACCAGACCTTGTGTATAGGTTTGAAGTTCTTAAGAAAGGCAACATTCTTCAATACAAAAAAAACAGTTCAAATATAACCAAACAACAACGCTATGCACAAATAGCGCGCGGATTATGGACGAATCGCACAACAACTTGGGCAACGCAAACACAAAGCTATACAAATCCAAATACGAACAGCTTGAAGCGTTCTAATTTTCAAAATTACAATACAGTGACTCTTGCGCCCACTTCTGCACCAATTACGTGTCCTGCGCCGATTATTCCAATTAATTTTGTATTACCGCCTGTAAATGGAGGGTCTGGTTCATCTGGACCAAATCCAGCGCCAGTTGTCCCTCCTCAACAAAACCCACCTCTAATTTCTCCAGCAAATCCTGTCATTCCTCCTATTATTCCTATTGCTGAACCAGAACCAGTTATTATTCCAGACGGAGGCAGTCTTATTTGTAATATTAGTGAAAATATTTGCACTGGTCAGATTTATGGCATTACTGGAAATCAATTTTGCTATCCAACAAGCGATTCAGACGTTCCTGGACCTATTATTTATTTGTGTTACAATGATGGTTTGCCTACATATTACCCAAGAGTTAGACGAACTTATTCCGCTGGAGGAAATAAATGGCCTCAAGGAGAAAAAAATATTAATAGTGCAATTGAAACGTTTAATCTACCACAATCTTTCAGTCCAGCAGTTTCTAGCGTTGGAACTGCCGTTCAAGATAAAAATTATGGTAACTCCGGCGTATATGGTAATTATGGAACTAGAATAATTAGTTCTGACGATTTAACAAAGCAATATAATAATTTGGAAAAATTAATAACTGACAAATCAAGTGAAATAATTACAAACCAAGAAGATATTGCAAATAAAATACTTTACACAACCGGCGCAATAACTTCAACCCAAGGAGACATTAAAAGCAAAATATCAGATTTATCAAGCGATCTTGCAAAAAGTGGGGAACTTCTTCAAAATAGCGTGTCCAACGCAGTAACTTCTATAAAGTCTCAGGCAATTGTAATAAAAGATTTAATATCTTCAAATATAGACAACGTTAACACAAACGTGAACGCAGTTAATGCAAATGTAGAAGATGCTGCAAATAAAATACTTTACTCAACCGGCGCAATAACTTCAACCCAAGGAGACATTAAAAGCAAAATATCAGATTTATCAAGCGATCTTGCAAAAAGTGGGGAACTTCTTCAAAATAGCGTGTCCAAC